AACGCCGCGAAAATGTATCTACGTCTAATCTTCCACTTAGGGTTGCTCATCGTGTCAGCACCGCAATCAAAGGCGACACAACCGCGGCCAGGAAACCGAACGCACCGATAGCCTGCCACATCCGCATTTCGAGTTTACGAATCCGTAGCTCATGGTCTTCAATCTTTAGCTCACTATCGGGCAGACTGTTAGCAATTTTCTCTAACAGTTTCCCTTGCCGTTGCACCTCAAGATAAATGTCACGCATAGAAACCCTTACCGCGAGCGCTTCTTGCTCGTCACTCATCTGATAGCACCTTCGTTGATGGCCCGCTGTAACGCGCTAATCGTTAGGCGCCCCCACACCCCATCGGGTTTCACGTCAAGAAGAAGCTGTACAGCCCGTCGAGTGTTTGGCCCGAACACCCCATCAGGTTTCGCCCCAGCCCATCTCTGGATAGCTGTGTAAGTCATTCTTCCAGGCCTGCCGTCGATACGGCCCAGAGGGAAACCAGCGTTAGTGAGTGCAGTCTGGAACGCTTTCCACGTGTTGCGCCCCAAACGCCCATCCACCTTAAGCAGTGCAGGCTTCACAACGACGGGAGCACCGTCAAGGAAAGGTACGGGGTCGAGCGTGTCACCCCAGCGCCCGCCACGTTTCCGAACCTCAAAATGGAGATGGTTTCCTGTGCTCGAGCCGGTAGTCCCCGACGTGTAAATGAAATCGCCCGTCACAACCCGTTGGCCTTTACGCAACCCGGTACGGTGCGCCCCATGATAGTAGACCGTGACAATCTGCCCATGGTCAATAAGCACCGTATGCCCACCACCCGTAGGACTCCACCCAACCTTCACCACAACACCATCACCCGCAACCGTTACCGGGAACACCCCAGCAACATCGACCCCGTGATGAAAAGCCCGCCTCCCCGTAATAGGGTGACGCCTCCAACCGTAAGGACTTCTCGCGTTGATTGTTCGACCTTCCGGCCAAGGGTTCCGCAACCTCATCAGACACTCTCAGGGTAAGGGTTTGCATCCTTCACAGCCTGCACAGCATCCAACCACGCCTGCTCCGTCACATCGCCACGCTGAAACCGGAAAAACATTGGGTCAGTCGTTGCCTGATATTCGGTCTGCCTTGCGTGCTCGACGCGGGCGTAGGCGGCTTCATATTGCACTTGCGGCCAGAGAGCCTCAAGGGCTTTTCTAGTCGGTTTCGGTGTGTCCGAAAGCCACGTTAGGCCGGTGTAATCGTCACCGTTTAACGTCCAGATGTCATCGCCGTAGCGCCTAGCCAAAACTTTGGAAATATCCATTAGCCCGCAACCTCCATCAGAGTAATCGTGGAAACTGGCCTTGTTCGACCGGAAGAGTCAGCATCGTCCTCCGCGTGGTTTAAATTCACGGCCTCCGTAGTCGAGGTAAAGTTTTGGAAATCCACACCATATTCGAGAGCTGACGTGGTCGCCGGAGAATCCAAAAAGTTTGAGGAAACGCTAGCGATTCCTGCATCATTTCCACCAAGTGGTCCGGTCTGGCTCGCCGTCGTTCGTATTCTGCTGCCTGCCGCGTTACCAATACCTATAGGGGTGGAGTCCCTAGTGAGACGGAATGAGCCGACTCCGTGCTGGACGTCCTGAGACAAGCTAACGGACGTGATTACCAAAATTTTTGAGGAAGTGCTTGATGGTGTAATGGTGGCAGTAAGGCCAGTGACAGCCGCGAAACCGCTTGCGGCAACATTGGCAGTAAAAATATCGGTCTTAGTTGTAGACACAACCTGCAACACACTCCCCTTCTGCGCAACACCCTGCAAAATTGAGGACTGTTTTATACTTGCCACAGTCATCCGCTACACCGTAATTTCTGCGCCGAACACGTTGATACTCAACCGGTCAGCAGTCCCAGCCTCAACCGAAAGAACATCGCCAGCCGCCATCGTGACACCCAGCGTGAGCGTCGTCGAATCATTCGCAGCCACCGGCACATCGTAGGCAATGTAATGCTTGTTCGAGATAGCATCCCCATCAACACGCACCGCAATCCGAAAACTGTCAGCGCTCGCAGTACGGTTCGCAATAATAATTGTGCTGATAACGGTCTCCTTGCCCGACCCCACCGTGTAAATATCTGTCAAAGCGGTTGTCGTCAAATCGACCTGCGCCAAAGAACCATAATTTGTTGCCATCAGTTAGCCTCCCATAAGTAGAAAATTAGTCTCAAAACCTACGCTCGCCGCGCCCGCAGCAACCCACGCCGAACCAGTGTAAAACTGCAACGCATCCACATCCTTAAGAAACGCATGCTGCCCCTCCTCAGGTGCCGTAATAGCAGCATCCCTCGCAGTAGCATCCGCAAACACCGGAATGCTTTGCGACATCAAAAAAGTGTTCACCTGCTCAGCAGTAAGCACCGCCCCAGCACCAAACGTCCTAAACCCTGCCGGAACAGCCACAAAAAACTCCTATCAAAAACCGAGGTGATTAGTGTCAAGTATACCGAACACCACGTCATCCAACACAAAAAACGCAAACTCTAGCGACGACAAACGCAACGACACCTGATGCGACATCGGCCCCACCTCATGCGACACACCGATCACCTGCGCAAACCTATCAATCGGCGCACCCACACTATTAGGGGTGAACTTGACCTCAACAACATCAGAAATTTCTAACGCCAACACATCGGCAACCTGCCCCGCAGCCAACCCATCCACATCAATAAGCAAAGTTTCAAACCGATACTCAGGCTCACCAAAACGTGCCACAACAAAATCTGCAATGTTTTGCACAACAGAAGCAGACGCACACAACACCGTAAGCTCCTCCGAAATAACCCCAAACGTTGTCTGCGAACTCACATTCTCCGCCACAGCCGTAGACAACGGTGCAGAAACAGTAACCCGGTTCACCATCAACTCAGTACCATAATTCACCTGCACCTGGTTGTAAGGCACACCCGAACCATCATCCGCAAACACCAACACGTCACCCGTCCGAGGTGTCGCCGAAGTACGCGAACGAAAAACCAAATCACCACCCTTACCCACAAACAGTTGCCCCTGCTCCGACACCTCCACCAACTGCAAATACTCCAACGCATTCTGCCCCTCAAACACGTCAGAACATAAAAACGAATCCCCAACATCGACAAAGCGACGGTCTTCAGGCCACCGCACCGAATCCATATCCAACACAGCATTCACCCGCGCCCCACTTAGCTCAGGTGTCGCCGTACCAGAAGCCACCACACTAGTGCGAGCCAACCGGGTCAAATCATCCACAGCCCTCACCAAAGCAGACGACCGACCGCCCGGATCATACGAATAATCCCAATCCTCGACAACCCCCGTGAACTGCACAACCGACCCCGACGTCACACGAATAGGCACCCGAGGGATAGGGTCAATCTCCGTCGCACCAAAAGGATCAAAAAAGCGTGACTCGTTATTCAAAACAACACTCAGTGTTCCTGCAGAGAACCGGTCAAGCTGACGGTTCTTACCCCGCCGCACAGAAACACTACGCACAAAACGGCTCACATCATAAAAAAACACTCCACCCAAAGGGAACTCTGTGTTGTCCAACACACCCGCAACCGGGTCGTCCAGAATAAAACCGCGCACACGGCCCACCTCGACCGTAGTGTCATGCATTAAACACCCACAAACACACGGCCAGAAGAACGCTCATAAGTTTTTATTGCAGACACAATCTGCTCCCCCAACTGTGCCCCACTCGAACCCATACCCGCATTCACAGTAATGTTATACGTCGCACCCATCGACCCCATCCTGTCCAACGGAATAACAGCCTCAGGGCCAGCCTCACCAATGAGGGCGTTCATCGGGCCGGTCACAATACCACCGTCAGCCAAAGCCACCCGAGGCAACGAAATTTTAGACAATTCAGGAAGGTTAAAGCCGATAGTGAAAGCATCCGAAAACGCAGTCGCAGGCACATCAATTTTTAGCCTGTTGAACGCCCGAATAATAGCGTTCACCCCACCAATAACATTGTTAGCGAAACCCTCAAACATCCCAATCATGCCGTTCACAATGCCACCAAAAAAGTCTTTAATGCCCCCGAAAACATCCGCGAAAAAGGTTGAAAACTCTCCAAGAAACGCCATAAATGTTTCGAACTTCTCTACCAGGAAACCTATCGACGACACAAGCAACACTGCCAACATCTCCGCCACAACCTCAAAAATAGGCATCAGGAAGTCGAGCAAATCAATCAGCACCGGCAAAACCGCTTCAACCAAAGGCAAAAACGCTTCAATCAACGTGATAACGATCGGTGCTAACGTTTTGATAAGGTCAGCCACCACAGGCAACAACGTTGTGATAATAGGAATTAGCAGGTCGATCAGCGTCATAAACACCGGAAGCAAAGCATCCAACGCCGACATAAACACATCTGCAATCACCGGTGCCAGTTCAGCAAACACCGGCAACAACTCATCCAACAGCTCAACAAAGACCGGCAAAATTGTGGCAATAATCTCAAAGAAAATCCCCGCCAACTCCCCAATGATAGGGATCAATGGCAAAACAGCGCCAAGCAACATCGGCAACATGCCCACAACTTTTTCCAACACCGGCGCCAAATCAGTAAATGCCTGCGCCAACTGCTCACCCAAAACTTCCAACACCGGCTGCAAACCCTCAACCAAACTAGCAAACACCGGCAACAACGCCGCCCCAGCAGTCTCCTTAATGTTGTCAAACGACAACTTTAACTTATCCGACGCATCCGCCGTAGCGGCAGCAACCCCCCCATACTGAGATTCAAGCTCACCAAGGATAAGCTCCTGCGCACCAATCAAATCGCCAGACTCTTGCAGAACCCGAATCTGATCCTTCTGCTGATCCGTAAAAACCGTACCGGTACGCGACAAAGCAGAAATACCCTTTATAGGGTCTTCGAGCGCCTTACCCAAAGCGAGAGCGTTCGACTCTGCACTACCAAACCCGGCAGCAGCCATATCAAACGCAGAAGCAGTTGCGCGATCAAACGCCCCCCCCGCCTCATCAGCCGAACCAGATAACTGCTTAAACGAGAGAAGCTGCGCCTGCACCCCTTTGATAACTTTGTCATCAACAGCGAAGTTCATTTCCTGCTGTTTGGCATATTCCGCTAACCGGTCAGTGACAGCACTCGTCGCATCACCAAAAACGCCGGTCGCGGCAGCAACAGCTTCCAGCCGTGACTGTGCGGTGGCGGCAGCCTCAGCAGCAAGAACAGACTCCTTCGCAAAGTTACCTATCGCTTTAACAGAAAACGCTGCACCCAGCGCAAGCGCAATCTTGCCAACCTGCTTACCGAAACCCTTCAGCGCGCCCTGCGCTTCATTCAAACCCTTAGGGTTGAAGCTTGAGACGACCGGTAAACTAATGGCCATTAGCGTCGCTCCCGCAACTTCACATTAACTTTTTTCATATATTTTTCGAGAATACGGATCGCAACAGCTCTCACCGCCGGCTCCTGCGCATACCATTGAGGAATAACCCAACGTCCCCTATCACGCAAACCAAAACCACCCTTCTGCAAACC